AGTTCACTCCGGTCGAACTTGAGGAGCAGGCCAATGCGTAGCCTCCCCCATCACGCCGCCTTCACTGGCGAGAACCTGATTGGGTTCCTGCTGCTGGCGACGGCCTTCCCCCTCGTTTTCTCACTCGTTTGGATCGGGAGTCCGGCATGATCCCGCAAATCCTCCCCATCGATCCCCACGCAACAACCCGGCGTTCCCGTGACGGGGTGTTCCCCCTTCGCGGGGCAGATGGACGCCCCTTCCATGAGCGCAAGAAAGAGGAACGGAAATGACCACCCCCGACCTTATCGCCGCGCTGCGGGAAGCGCGGGAGGCTTTGGAGCCGTTTGCCCTGCAAACTACGCTTGCTCGTGCCGGGCGCATGACAACGCAACGTGTGCGCAGGCCACTAGATGACTTCGATAAAGCCCGCGCCACCCTCACCAAACTGAACGCCCTGCTTACGGAGGCCGGGAATGGCTGAACTACAAGAACTCATCGACCGCTGGAACACCGATGAAGGCAGGCCATTCAAAGGCTCACTGATTGACTGGGACAGCTACGGCGGGGACGGTCAGGAACCACCTGAAAACCTCGGCTGCATGTGCGCCCAAGGACAAGTCCTGCATGTCGTGGCGGGCTGGGAGCCGGAGCGCATCCGTGACACGGATCAGGCGAAGGCGGACAAGGAAGTCGCCAAGCTGCTGAACATCAGCACAGCCCATGCGATCCTTCTCAGGCAGGTGAACGACAGCATTGATGGTGCGCCTTCCATCGTCCTGACCGATCCCGGCAAGGTGCTGGGCGACCAGTGGAGCAAACTGCTCGATTTCTGGTGGGTAATGGACCAGCTTGACGCAGCCAAGTGGCGCGAAGTGGCCACTGCTTGGGACGCTGCTTGGAACGCTGCTTGGGACGCTGCTCGGGACGCTGCTGGGGCCGCTGCTTGGGACGCTGCTCGGGACGCTGCTTGGGACGCTGCTGGGGCCGCTGCTGGGGCCGCTGCTTGGGAAATCCAAGGCGGCGAGATTTATCGCAACGCCGGACGCCCGTTCTTCTTTCTCCCAATGTTTGGCTTCCAGACGCCTGATGACATTCCGGTTCGGCCTGCGAATTATGGGGAGGCCGGCCATGAAGGTTGAGCTAGAGCCGGTCGAGGTGACGGCGGACGATATTGCCGCGTGGGAAATTTACGGACCTGCGATTTTCTACTGCGATATGACTGGGCCGGAAGCTCTGGCCCGCCACCGCCTAGCATCCCGCCCCGAGCCGTCCGCCGATGTGGTGGAGCGGGTGGCTAGGGCAATTGCTGCGGCGTGGGACAAACAAATGTTTGCAGAGGCAGAGCAATCTAACGGCCTGTTTGAATACGAGCCGGGTGATTGGCAGGAATGGGAGCCAGAAGCCCGCGCAGCCATCCAAGCGATGCCCGCCGAGCCAGCCCAAGCCGAGCGGATCAAGGCGCTTGAGGCTGCGCTGAAATGGCGTCCGGCCCGTTGTGATTACGACAGCCTGCGCTCTTACGATGATGCTGTTCGCAACTGGGAAGCGCGGGCCAAAGCAGCCCTGCAAGGGGGTGCGTGATGACCCACTATCTCAACGGCCTCACCCCCGACATCGAATGCAAGCTCTGCGATGGCGAGGGCTTCATCCGCCACAATGGCTGGCCGTTCGGTCCAGACTGCCCCGACTGCTGCGGCCATGGCCTATCTCACGAGGATAGCTTGCCGCCTGACCCCGCTTGGCGTCGCCGTCCAGGACTAAATCAAGGAAACGACATGAATAACGACGTAAAGGTTTATAGCGTCCGCATCGGGACGCCTAAAGTATCCATCACCGAGCCTGCTACCGCGCGGGAAATGAAGATACTACAGCGGCTTGCGTTACTGTCCGGCGAAGGAATGGGCGATTTCGGGATGATCTCCCGCCGCCATTTGAAGGCCAGCTTCGGCGTTATGCAGGTGCTATTTTTCAAGGGCTTGGTCGACGGCAGCGCGCTGCGCGATGATCGCGGGCACGGCAACACACCGGATAGCAGCTTGTGGGGCATCACGAAGCTTGGCTTGGTCGCGATTGGTTATGAAGCATGACCCGCCCCAGCATCGAGGACGTGGCCGCGTCTCTGACGGAAGCGCAGCGGCGGGCGATATTGAGCGGGTGCTGGATCGGCTCGGGCCTTCAACAAATGTGCGTTGTTGAAGTTACCGACCCATGGACCGCCCCCGTTGCTCAATTCCTGACCCTTCGCAGTGACCGCCTAACCCCACTTGGCGAACGATCCGCGAAAGTGGCTGGCCAGACGAACTCTATTTCGGACTGCTCGAAATGGCCGTCCGCGCAGAGCTACAGAAGGAGCGGGGGTGATGAAGCTGCCCAAGCTCAAATCGACCTATGCCATCATCGACGTGATGCGCGGCAGGAAGTCGCTGGCCAGGCATCTGGAAACGCATGGGCCGGTGCGCGTTCTGATCGAGGCCACGCTTACCGAAGCCTATGGCTACGATGATGGCGAGAGCATCGAGTTCTGTGCAGACGTGCATTCGATCCGCTACCCGGAGACCAGCCATGATGCTTGAACTGGCTGACGCCTGCGAGAAGGCGACGGGGCCGGACCGGGAGTTGGATGCGCGGATCGCTTGCGCAGTCAAATTTCGCGACCTGCGTCCCGCTCGGCCTGACGACTTTGACGGTAAATATGGCTTCTCGCCCGGAAACATTAAGGTCGAAACCGGCTTTCTGATGGCTGACAGATACACCGCCTCGATAGACGCGGCGCTGACGCTCGTGCCGGATGGATATGAGTGGTTGCTGGAAGGCGAGGAGACAGAGCGCCACTATCCGCCATCACCATGGCTTTACAAGGCAGAGGTTGGGTCAATCGCCACAGGGGAAGGATCAACCCCCGCGCTCGCGCTGTGTGCAGCAGCCCTCAGGGCCGGGGGGCAGAGGTGAGCGACAAGTGGCCCGCCATGATGAAGCGCGCGACAGCTGCGCAATACTGCGATATCTCCATTGCCTCTTTCGAGCGTGAGATAGTCGCGGGTCGCTTGCCGGCCGGTGTTATTTTCGGCGGGCGCGAGCACTGGCACCGCGAGGCTTTGGACCGGGCGCTTCTGGCTATCGCAGGCGCGGATACGGACAGCATCGAGGAGGAATTGCGGAGACGTTATGGCAAGGCTGCCTAAGCTTGACCACATCAAGTATGTCCGTGCGAAGGGCCGCATTTACGCCTATTTCAACACCGGGCAGAAAGTGAGCGGAAAGCCGGTTTACGATCGCCTGCCCGATCCATCCTCGCCTCACTTCCTGACCCGTTATCAGGCGCTTAAGGCTGGGCGCGCAAAGCGCCAAAGTGGGGCTTTCACCATTTCCGCACTGATCGATTCCTATCAACGAAGCGCAGAATTTAGGGGCCGCTCGGCAGAAACACAGCGGATCTACAACATCCAGCTTGCGAAAGTGGACGCGCTCTTGGGAAAGTTCCCTGCCGATACGCTGCAAGAGCACAATGTCCGGTTCATTCTGGACAATGAGCCTTGGGGCGCGGCCACGAAGAACCTTGTCGTGTCTGTGATCGGCGCGGCCTATCGTTGGGGCCGTCGCCACGGCAAAACCACGGCGGACCCTGTTCGGGGGATCGAGCGGGAGAAGGTAGGCCAACATGAGCCATGGCCAGAGACGACGCTGGAAGCCGCGCTATCCTCGGATGATGCGCTTGTGCGGCTCGCGGTTCATTTGCTCTATTTCACCGGCCAGCGGATCGGTGATGTCTGCCGGATGGGATGGGCCGATGTTCGCGGTGGACGTGTCAGGATCGTCCAGCAGAAGACCGGCAAGTCCGTCTCGTTTCCGGTTGCTGCGGAACTGCAAGCGGAGCTGGATCGCGCGCCCCGACGCGGCCTGACAATCCTATCCAGCAGTGATGGCCAGCCCATCAATCGGGATGCGATGCGGATTAAACTACGGGCCTTCACCGACGCTCTCGGCGTCAAGGTTGTTCCGCACGGCCTGCGCAAGAATGCCGTCATCGCACTGCTGGAAGCAGGCTGTACGGTGGCCGAAGTCGCGGCGATTACCGGGCAATCCTATGCCGTGGTGGAGCACTACGCGGCGCGGGTGAATACCGAGAGGCTAGGAAGCGCGGCCATCCTGAAACTGGACGCGCGGAGGCGGAATGGAGCATGAACGGGAAACGATTATGGAAAACCCTGAAAAAGAGATAAGCAATACAAATGTTTACGCGGCACCGATATTAATATAAGGTTAGCTTGAAATGGCACTATTCTGCCAATTGCTCCCATATTGTCGGGAAAACCGGAATCAGCTTTATCAATGGCTTGGTAGGGGCCGGGAAAACCAATGACCGAGCGTGAGAAAGAGAGGGCGGCTGTCGTCGCGTGGCTGCGGACCCTAAAGAGGTGGGAAGTCGATTACTGGGGGCCCGGCGGCATTGCCGAGGAAATTGAAGCGGGCCGCCATATGAAGGGAACTCGTGATGAGTGAACTGGTTTCGACGGCTATCCTTCGCGCCAAGGACAGGCGCTTGATGCGCAAACTCCGATTGGCGGGTATCGATTTGCGGCCCAAGCTCAACTTCCGTTACCACCTACGGAATTATCCAAGGGCAACATTGGGGAATTATATACTTGACTCCCCCGACAAATCGGGGTAAATAACGACTTATCGGGAGCCAATCGCATCCCGGCGGGCGCCTCGCCAATCAGGGGCGGAGACGAAAAGTGACCAGCATCCTCGACATCGCCAAGACCGTCACCGGCGCTCGCATTAGCGGCTGGAATGATCGGCATTATGTCAACCTCCCGGCCAGTGGCGGCTACAACGGCGACCGCTCTACTAAGGTCTGGATCAAAGGCAATGTGCTGACGGTCGAGCAGGGCAAGGGCTATCACTCCGACGAGTTTTCCGCGACCCTCGCCAAGCTGACCGATGCGCTGATCGCGGCGGGCGCTGTCCGAAAGGGCTACAGCGATAGCATCAGCGCCACCTACACGCTGGACTGATCTAACGGGCGGCTTTCGGGCCGCCCTAATCGGAGGATTTGAGCAATGACCAACCATCCCAACCGCAGCAAGTATCGTTATTTCGAGGTGTGCCCGCGCGGCTTTGTCAACGAGCGGGCCTATATCCGCGTCCGTGAGGACGAGATCGAGGCCGTCGAAAAGCACTTTGCGCACTGGGTCGATGAGCAATTTGATGCGGGCGAAACTGCGGCAATCTGCGGATGGACCGATGACAAGCGGGCGCGAGTGCCGGGCGCCTCCATCACTTGGGACGATTATCGTCTCGATCGCTATTGATGACAGGGGCAAGCGGTGAGCAAGTCTACCATCTCCACCCTTGAGCTTTTCGAGATGTTCCCGAGCGCCGAAAGCGCTCGGGACTACTTTGAGGCGATGCGCTGGCCGGGCGGGGCGAGCTGCCCGGCCTGCAACGAGACGGCGCGGATCGGCAGGCGTAAGGGCGGATATTACCGCTGCTACGCCTGCCGCACCGATTTTACCGTCCGCACCGGCACCATCTTCGAGCGGTCCCCGATCCCGCTGAACAAGTGGCTCTACGCCATGTATCTGCTCGTCACGAGCCGTAAAGGCATCAGCAGCGTCCAGCTCCATGCACAAATCGGCGTCACGCAAAAAACCGCGTGGTTCATGCTCCAGCGCCTGCGCGAGGCTTGCGGCAATGACCCGACCGAGCTGGCCGGGATCGTGGAGATCGACGAGGCGTATATCGGCGGGCGCGAGGACGCCAAGCACGAGAGCAAGCGGCTCAAGGCCGGACGGGGCGGCGTTGGCAAGACGCCGGTTATCGCCGGGCGCGAGCGCTCCAGCGGCAGGGTCAAGGCGGAGGTCCGGCCCACCATCACCGGACGCAACGCGGTCGGCTTTGCCCACCGCCATGTGCAAGTCGGATCGACCATCCACACGGACGAGAGCGCGATTTACAATCGTCTCGGCGGCCTGATCTACACGCACGAGACGATCAGCCACAGCGCGGGCGAATATGCGCGCGGCAATGTGACCACCAACGGCGTCGAGAGCGTCTTTGCCGTCCTCAAGCGCGGGCTGCACGGTGTCTATCACCACGCCAGCCCAAAGCATCTGCGGCGCTACGTCGATGAGTTTGCCTTTCGGCTCGGCGACGGAGACGTGAGCCGCCGCACGCTCGACCGCATCGCCAGTCTTTTCAGCGCTGCGATCGGACGGCGCATCACCTATGCGGAGTTGATCGCATGACACAGCTACTTGCCGCGCTGGACGCGATAACCGCCCGCGTCCTCGCGTATCGCCCCAAGGAAAAGGGACTGGCCGCCAAAAAGACGGCGCGCAGGATCGCCCGCGCGAAAAAGCGGGAGGCTCAAGAGGACGATGGGGGGTCAAGTATATAATTCCCCAACATTGCGCGCGAAAAGACCCCCGGCATGACCCCCTTCCTCCGCTCCGGCCTTATCGTGCTGGCGTTGTTGAGTGTGGCCGTGATATTCCACCAACTATGGACGAGATAGCCAACCGCCATGAAGCACTTCTGGACCTGATCCGGGGTGAGATATTCCGCTGCCCCCACGATTATGTGTCTCTAGGAGAGTGTGCACAGCGGATTATCGAAATGGTTCGAGCCGAAAGCAATCCGACGACTGGTTGCAAAAGGGTTCGGGAAATAGCTACTCCATCCCCTTCGCCCAATCCCGCAGCCACAGAATGCGAGCGTTCGCTTGATCCAGCGCCTTGCTAAGGTCTGCGATTAATCCCGCCGTCTCCCGGTCGCTAAGACAAGGTTGCCCTTCACAAACCGCCTCGCCTTCCGGGATCGCGGGGTAGGCGACAGGCTCAAGCCGTTCAGGGGGCGGCAGGACTATTGCCGGACGTTCGGTTCCGCAGGCCGTCAACAGCGGCACGCACAGCAGGCCCAGCAGGAGCGCGCGCAGCTTCGGGGTTTTCAGCAACCGCATCGTCAATCACCTTTCGTGTCTGATCGTCATTGGCCTGAATTTCCGCCTGTCGAGTCGCGTCAGCGACATTTGCGGATCGCTCGGCCCCGAGCGCCTGTTTCGCGGCCTGCGCCTCAGCGGCCTTCCTGTCCGCCTTCACGGCGTCCGACACGGCGCATTTGTGGAGCGCCAGCGCGGCGATGAACAATCCACCCATGCCCAGCGCGACATGCGCCCAGCGGGGCAGGCCGAGGATGGCGGCGATCATTCGTCATCTCCCTTGCCGATGCCGATTTCCCAATCACCCCTGCGGGCCTTGAGCCAGTCCGCGCCGAACACCACCAGCCCGAGGATCAGGCCGAAGCCTGCCATGATGGCGTTGTTCCACCACTGTTGATTGAGAGCCATCGCCCCGAACAGCGAGCCGGGCGCAGCGTCGTTCAGCGTCTGACGGACAAGCGCGATCAGGCCGATGTTCTGGACCGAGAGTGAGATGATCCCGCCGAGCATTCCGAGTGAGAACAGTGCGCGGATTTGCGTCTGGCTCATATTGATGAGCGCACGGAACGCAGCGGCACAGGCGCGGAACGGTGCGCCGAGCCAGTGGAAGAAGCATCCGAGCCGGTTCATTTCAGTGCCCCCGCCATTTTCACATGATAGATCTGGGCCGCGTATCCACTGCCGTTGTAAGCCCTCGCGAAGTCGCGGCAGCTATCGGGATCACCTGCCTTGCAGCGCCGCAGGGCAGGAGCGAGACCGTTTTTCTCGATGAAACGCACTACCGCTTCCAGATGCTCGGCCTCGCTGCGCGCCATGCGCTCGGCGAAGTCCTGCACGGTGGAATAGCCCAGCGCCTGCCAGTGGAAGCCCATGATCTGGAACAGGCCCCAGCTCGCGCTTTCCAGCGCGGCTACCTCGTCCTGCGCAGCGGCGTCGCCCAACTGTGTCCATCGGCCGTCATAGTCCTTGGGATAGGGCCTATCGCCCCATTTGGCGTAGCTGAACGCCGAGGGCGAATACTTCCCGCCGGTGCGCCGGTGGAAGATATGCGGCTCAAACAGGATCACCGGACGGCCCTGATCGTCGAAGCTGCGCCCCCCGCTCTCGACGGTGCGCACCATGCGGATATGGGCAGGCGTGACGTTCAACCGCTTGGCCGCTTCCTCGATATGGGCGGGCGTGATGGCGGGCGCAGTCCTGTTCACATAGCGGGTGAGGAAGGCGGCGCGGTCGAAGGGCTTGGCCAGTCCGATCTTCGACACAAGGGCACTGGCTGTCCGAGCGCCCGGTATTCCGTCATCCTTCACGCCTGCCCAGCGCTGGATCAAACGCCACGATTCATGAACGCCCATCAGAACCACCCCTTTGCCGAAGCCCGCACAATCGCCCACAGCGCCGCGACCGCAGCCACCAGCGATGCCGACCACTTGATGAACCGGGCCACTGTCTTGACCGCTGACAGCGCCTCCACCAGCTCGCGCGTCGCGGCCACGTCCTTACGCATGTCGGGCAGGCCCTCGGTCCGCTCTTGTAGGCAGGCCAACTTCTTCTCTATCGCGGCAAAGCGCTTGTCGCCCCGGTCCAATCTCTCGGCCACCTGTTCAATTGATGTGGTCATTCAAACCCCCGCCGCCAGCGTGGCGAAGTAGCCTTCGACCAGCGCTAATTCGTCGGCGGTGCAGAGCCGCCCGATGCACAGGGATGCGATCTCGTACCCGTTGAAGGGATTGGACGCCCCGCCGCGCCGGAAGAAATAGGCCGGGTAGTTGCCGTAATTCCCGCTGCCCTGGTCAGACGCGGAAGTCGCAACCTGCGCGCCGTTGATTCGCAGGATCGAGCTATCCGCCGAAATGTCCCCGATCCCGGTGGCAACGACAGTGACAGGAGCCGCAACCGCCGCATTGCTGTACGTTGCTGATCCCGCCGTACTGCCTTTTGACAGAAACCGCAGATCGGACCCGGCAGTCACCGGCGCGGCCAGATAGAACGTGCCGTTATTGCTGCCGGAATTGGAGCTGGTCTCCACCGCAAGGCTCAATGCGGTATCACTCAGTTTCCGCAAGGCGGTGAACAGCGTCACTTCATTGCAGGCGCTGAAATCGATGCTGTTGGTGACGAGAAAATCGTCCGAGCCGTCGGGCTGCGCATACCAGATGCCGCCACCCGATTGCCGAAGGGCGGGACGGTTGCCGCTGGTCGCCTGATAGCGGTGATTGCCCGCGATCATCTTGAGCGTGGGGGCAGAGACAGTAACCGACGATCCGCCACCCGCCAGAACATCGACAAAGCGGTAATCGGAATCGTAGGCCGAACGCTGGCCTCGGAAGGCATATGCGCCTGAGCGCGGACCCGTGATCTGCGGAGCCGCAGTATCGCACATATCGACAATGACCGAACCCGTCACGTCGAGCGTGGCGAACTCGACGAGATAGAGCGCGCCCTGCGTGAGTTGCGAAAGGTCGAAATTGAACCGCAGCCAGGCATCCGCGCCCAAGGTCCAGGTTCCGTTGCCGTTGTCCGTGACGGTGCCCGATGTCTGCCGCGTCAGATGCGTGAGCGGGGAACCGATGACCAGCCCCTTGCTCTTGTCGAGATGCAGCCCGAGCGGATCGGCAGCAGCCGCAGCTGGAACCGTGCCCGTATAATCCTGAAACCGCGTTGCCGCATCCTGCCAGTCGAACCACCAGCCCTGCTCGCCATTGGCGAACATGGCAGCGATAAGCTCCTCTGGCGGCGTCGCCTCCCCGACCTTCTTGGGCCAGCGGCTCGTATGACCGTATCCCCGGCCTCCCCAGCGCACAGCCATCAGCTCATGGCCTTCATGGCGCGCCAGTTATGAATGACCACGGCAGTGTAGATCACGCAGCCCGCGCCGAGTATGATCAATCCCGCATTACCCCAATGCAGCGCGAAATAAGCAAGCAAGGCAATCCACGCGGTCTTGACGCCGAGAAAGCCATCCACACCGAGAAAGCGCATCGCCCCGGCGGCAACGGGGTTCAACTCCCGCCCGCCTCGCTTGAGAATGGTGCGTGTCGTGTACCAGTCCCCAAGTTGAAGCAGGACGAGCATAAGGGATAGAGCGAGCAGCATTCGCTTCTCCTCAAAGTCTGAGATGTCAGGAAAGGTCAGAGGTTGCCGTAGTTGACTTCACCCCACCAACTGAACGGCACGTCCTCGGCCACATTCGCGTAGGTGTTGATGTTGAAGTGAGTGCCGTCGTAGTGGACCCACCACGCCAGATCGTAAGTGCCGTCATGTGGACGCCAATGCGGCGTGATGATCATCTTATCCGGGGTTTGGCCAAACCCGTGCTCGATCTGGATTTTCTTGGTCCCGGCAGCAATCGTCATCGTGCCGCTTTTCTCGAAGCTCTTGCCGGAGACGAAATTGGTCTTGGTGAACTTGACCGTTTGCCCGACGCCATAGCCGAGCGGTTGCCAGTCGATCGGATCAGAGACGTTGGGCGCGAAGAACGCATTGCCATCGACGTAAATATCTTCGGCCCCGGTGCCCCATATGTTCATGAGGATGGTCCCGGCACTACTGGAATTGGTGGTCAGCTTGTTGCCCCGGTAGATGTTCCCGGCGCTGCCGCCGCCATTATCGATCGGGCCATAAGCACTGTCGCACTCAAAGACGTTGTTCTCGATGAGATTGTTGTTTGATGGGTAGTTCGTGCCGAACACCAACGGACGAATGTCACCCGTCGTTTTCAACTGGACGTTGCGGACGACGCCATCGTTCCAGTTATCGAGGCGGATATACCCGCTCACTACCGGGATTTCATCTAGGATTGCCCCGCTGTTTGCACTGCACCAGCGCAAGCCGTCGATCTCGTTTCCATACATCGGGCGGTCGTTGGTGGCCGCGATGAGGAAGTCGTTGAACGTGTCGTAACGGACCACGATGTCCCTGATCTTGACCCGCGACGCTCCGACAAGTTCGATCACCTGTTTGCGGACATTGTCGAAGTAGGGCCGGTCGATCAGAACATTGTCGATATAGCCCGAGATCGAGATGCCGAACCCCACATCCCAAACCCCTTCCGCACTCGCACCGCCAACGTCGATAAAGCGGGGCCGGATGAAATAGAAATCGCTGATCCGCACATCAGTGCCGGTTCCGTGGTTCTGTAGCTCCACCCCCATGCGCCCGACGTGCTCGAAGATGCAGTCGATGAACCAGACGTTCTGAGACGATCCGGTGTCGCAGATCCACTTGACCCCGTTCGCTTCCTCGAACCACGATTCGTCAATCACGCTCTGCGCGTCATTGGTGAATTTTACCCGGTTAAACACGATGTTCTTGGTCGTCTGACCTTGGGGCAGGACAAAGGTTCCAATATCATTCGCACCGTGGAACGTGAGGTCCTGAAACAGCACGTTCTCGCAGGAAGACATGGTGATCGCCGCGCCCTGCGTGGTCACATGATTAATCTGCCGGATAACGGTTCGGTCGATCCCTTGCCCGATCATCGAGACATTGGACTGGTTCCACCCGATCCCTCCATCTCCGGTCAGGGCATAGGTCTTTCCACCCAATCGTATTTGTCCGTTGGGATGATCGCCGATGGCGGCCAGAAGCTTGGTAAAGGCCGCGTCGTCGGACGTGGCTCCGTCGCCTACAGCGCCGAAATCTTCGGGCGAGAGCGATTCACGCATCTTGCTTTGCGCATCGCGTGCAACCGCGTCAGTGCCTTGTTGGAGAAAGCCGACCAGAGCCGACCCCTCGTCTCCGGCCAGGTCCTGAACCGTCCCGCCACCTTCCAAGGCGATCAGGGAGGCCCCCTTGCCGGGGTCCTCGGATTGCAGGTCCTGAACGCTATCCCCGCTCTCGAAGGTAACGAGAGACGCGCCCTGCCCCGGCGTGGCCGACGCCAGAGCCGCGCTCGTGGGATAGGTATAAAGAGCCTGCGCAACCCCCGCGTTGTTGAGATAGACCGTCAGCAGACCGCCAGAGGTGACGGAGAAGTAATCCCCGTTCGCTGTGCCAGCGAGGCCCGCTGCCGTATTCGGATAGGGAGTGGCCAAGGCAAGGGAAGCGCTGGCATAGGCATGGGCCTGAAATTCCGCCGTCAGGTCGTCCGCGATGCCCGGCATGTAGGGATCGCGCTCGGCAATAACCCCGCCGCCTGCATCCTTGAGCACGCAGCGGTAAATCTTCGCCATGTCGAGATAGATCGAAGGCCATTTGCCCGATGCATCCGCCACGACAGGATTGGACAGTTCGACCGACAGCGCCGAAGTGCTGTAGACCGGCTGCGGCGTGCTCGTGCCGTGCGCGTAGAAGTAAATCTGTGCCCCCGGAACAACCAGCCCATTGGCGTCAAGCGCGGGGCGGAAGGGCAGAAGGAAGAGTTGAGCGGCCATGTATTCCCCAATAAAAAAGGGGCGCATTGGCCCCTGGAACGTGCTAGCGATTTGGCGTGAGAACCTTCGCGAGTGTTAGATTTTGGGTGTGGTTTTTCCCAACCTACTGGTTCGCCCCCAACTGGCTATTCTTCCTCTTCGGCAGCAACCCGGGCGCTTGGTGACTGACCAAGGGACTGTTGCAGGTATTGCTGCAAGGACCGGGCATCAGCGGCAAGGGCGGACTCTCTGCCAGCCAGAACGCCAAGCTGTTCGGTCCACTTACGGGCCGCTTCCGGGTTCTTCGGTGCGCGGGCCAGCCAGCGAGCAAATTTCGGAGACGCCATGAGGCGGCCAGTTGCGGCCTGAACAGCCGCACCCACCACCATCTTGGGCAAACTGGTGACGGCCATATTGCCCATGGCGCTACCCATGAACGCCGCGCCGGTGTTGGAACTGTTGTTCAAGGCTTGGCTGGCCTTGGTTCCTTCCGCCAGCATAGCGATATCATTCAAATCGCGACGCATCTGCTTGTCAGCGAACAGCGACGCCTTTGCCTGGGGCGTCATCTTGTTCCAGTTGGTGAGGAATGTTGACGCCGAAAAGGCCGTTCCTTCCGCGTTTTGCTGCCCCGCAGTGCTCTTGCCCAGACGATCAACGATAGTCGCCCGAACACTTCCGGCTTCCTCGTCGGTCATGTTCGACAGAAGACGCGAAAGGCGCATTGCTCCGCCTTGCTTACCGCGCGTCATGCCTTCGATGGTGGAAACGATATCCTCACCGCTTTTTGACTTGCCGAGAATGGGTTGAAGAACCTCGTCGATATGTTCGACACGCGCTTTCCAGAACTCGTCCGCCCGGCTGAACATGTTGGCGGCATCTTCCCTGCCTGCCTGCCTCAATCCATCGCTGATGTCCGTGGCTACATTGTTCAGGATAGACTTGTATCGCGCCTGATCGGCTCCTGAACGCAATTTGCCGTCATATACACCCTGAGAGAGCGACGTGCGCGCGTCCCGCAACCCCTGAACCGATACACCGCCCGCAACATTGTCGCGGAATGCTGTCAATTCCCGCAAGGTCGATGCAGCGGCGGGATCGGGATTCTGTTTCAAACGGGCTATCTCATCATCAAGCGCGGCGACTGTGCGCAGCGGCTTGATCTTGATCCCCTTGGAAGCCTCGTAAGCACGATCATACAGACGGGCAGCGCGCTCCGACGTTTGCCTTGAAAACCGCTCGGCAGCGGCGCGAACATTTTGCCCAGCTACATCCAAATTGGATGCATCACCCTGACTGCGTGCGACGCGCTTGGTCGCCGATGCCAATTGATCCTGCGTCCGTTGAGCGCCCTGCTCCACTCGGTTGGCCGAAAATGGAGAAGACCGGGCAGCAGACGTGACGATCCGGGTCCCCCTACCCCCTACATCGGCCGGGAGAAGATCAACGCTCTGTCTCTCAGCAGCTTGGGCGATTGGAGTGGGTGAGCGAGGCGCGCCGGCGCGCAATAGAGCATTCGCCCCACCATACCCGAGCATCCCGCCACCGATGGCTCCTGCGGCCTGAGCCAGCGGACCATAATCCTTGAGGGCTTCGGAGCCGAAACCAGCGCCGCCGCCCGCAACCATATCGCGGATCGGCGTCCTGCCCACGGTCATCAAGGCGTTCTGGTAGGCCCCAGGATTGGCGATAGTAGCAAGACCACGCGCAGCGCCCGCGCCGGAAAGAGCCCCCGCGCCACCCTGATTGATAGCGGCGGCAAATCGATTGGGATTCTCCGGCAACCCCAATTCGGAGCGAAGATCGCCCGCCAGATCGGTGGAGAGATTGGTCCCGAATGCAGCATTGATCGCAGCATTTGCGGCATTACCAGGCATGGCGACAAGTCCGCCTGCGCCCTCGACTATATCACCGACGCCTGCCTTCAAGGCATTTGCGATGCTATCGAGAGAATATCCACCACCGCCACCAGAAGGCGGATTCCCTTGCTCTGTGCCGCCAATCGCTTCTCGAGCGCGTTCGTCGTAAGTGACGTTGCCAGTTTGATCCGTAACCGGATTGCCGCGCTGTTCGATCTCGTCGGCCTTTGCGGGATCAACGCGGCGCAGCATCTGAATGTAAGCGCCCTTAGCTTCGCCCAGGTTGCGGATAAACTGGTCTTGCGACTGATTGGGATCGAGATTGGCGATTGTGGACTTGAGAAGGTCCAATTCCCTCTCTGTGATGCTGCCCAACGCCCCGCCCGTTGGAGAAGCATCGCGCATGGCCTGCAAGGCGGAAAATGCGGAATTGGCGTCAATCGTCTGTATGTCCTGCGCCAAGTCATAAGCAGCAGTGCCAGAAGGACCAACCTTGCGCATCAACGCCCCGGATGCTCCGGTTTCAAACCAGCCATTGTTATCGCCAGCGTCCGCATAGACCTGATCGATTTTGTTAATCACGCGAACGAGATTGTCGATTGCCCCGCTCTGCGCATTTGTCAGGCGCTCTGCCTTGGTGCGCTCATCCTGAGCCTTCCGCGCATCCTCATCCGCTTTGCGGGCGGCTTCCTGCTGGGCAAGCCTGAGGCGCTCCTGTTCGAACTGAACGCGCTGCTGCTCAAAACCTTGATCCTGCTGCGCGCGCGCTTCATTCGCCTGCTTATAGGGATCGGGGGGCGCAATGACGGGATCACCGGCAGACGCGCCGCCGCCATACTTTTCCCAAGGACCAGCCATCAATTGCCCCCGATCTGAATGTTATTGCGCCGCATCCATTCATCCGTCGCTGCCTGCCCCTTGGCATTGACGACGGCCTGATATTGCTGGCGGGTAAGAGTGGACGGGAAGCCATTCGCTCCCAATTGCGGAGCGGGCGTGTTCTGGATCGTGGGCTGCACCGGCTCCCAGCTATTGGGGTCGGCAGGGTTTCCACCTTTGAACCGATAGCCATCCTCTACAGCGCCGGGCTGCGGACCACCGAAATTGCCCAACTGCGGCGTATATAGGCGCGTCTCGCCACCAGACCCCATATATGGCTGGGCAAGTCCCGCCTCTATGATCTTTTGAACAACCTCATTGAACTGCGGGGTGCCGGGCTGATAGCCCATATCCATGGCCTGCTTTCCGGCATTGGAAGCAGCTTCGGGGCGCTCGGCCATGAAATTGAAGATCTGGCCCTGCCGCTCGACCCATGCCGGATCATACTGTTGCGGAACCCCCGAAACATCGAGGCCCATTTCCGAAGCGATAGCAACCCGCTGGCCATAATTCTCAGGCGTGACGCCTTGGAACAGGCGAGAAACCTGCTTCATGCGCTGCTGCATCTGCGTCCGCTCGTCCGCCTGGCTCTGGCGCACATCGGCACGGACAGCGAATGCCGAGCGCGGATCATATTGAACCGCAGCCGCAAACCCCTCGTCGTTCGGGTTGGTCGCATAGGCGGCAAGCGCATTGCGTCCTTCCTGCTCGCGCTGGCGATCTTCCCGTTGCTCTTTACGGACCCGCAACCTGTCGCCCATCTGCGCGCCAAGCTGGAAATAGGACAGAGCGTTGTTCTGTGGACCAGGAGCGTTCCAATTGACTGCCATGCTACTTGCCCCCCAATCCGCCCATGCCGTAGCTGAATAGCCCGCCGCCCAGCACGGAAAGGGCATTGCCAATGCCGCTGGTTGAATTTTGCGCCCGATACAGCGCCGCGTTCGACACAGCATCCGCCGCGTTCTGATTATTGGCCTGAGTCATCCCGGCGTAATTCGTCGCAACGCCTGCCTGCGCCCCGGCTGCGTTGAACCCCGTGTTCCTCTGGCCTTCCAGGGCATTGAGGCGCGGCATCAGTGAGTTGAGGTAATTCACCCGCTCATTGCTGGCGAAGGTCTGGCCGTGCTCCTGTAGGGCTTTGAGAGCCGCACCGGATTGCAACGTGCCCTGCCCTGAAAATCCCCCCCGAACCGCATCCATGCCCTGTTGCAGCCGGTCATCATAGGCCGAAGATGTCTTGTATGCGTCGAAGCCGATGTTCTCCAGATCGCCGCCAGGGAGATAGCGGAGAAGCTGGTTGATCTCACTGTTCGCAGCAAGCCCCGACTGCTGCCACGGCGCAAGGGTCTGTTTGTTCTCGCCGTAGATTTCGCGGGCGAGTGCATTGTTCCTGTCGGCCACCTGCACCTGTGCATCGGAAGCCGTCTGCGCGGCCTTCTTCGCCGCCTTGGATTGTTTGGATGCGGCCAGTGCAGAACCACCAGCAGCGATGGCCGAACCGCCAACAATTGCGCCTACCGGCATAGCAAAATCTCCATTCCGTTTTCGCCCAGCCCCACCACTGCATCGCCCGCGTCGATCACGACCGGCGAGAGTCCGAGCAAGGCAATCTGCTGGTATCCGGCCACCCCGGCCCAAAGATTGTAGAAGGCAACGCCCTTGACCGCCTGACCCCGTTCGATCATCAACAGACTGGCCCCCACGGCCCGCTCATGAGCCGGGTCATGTGGATGCTTGGGTAGCTCCGAACCCTGCTCGGCTTTCGCCTGCTCCAAAAACGTGTGAAAGCGCTCCCCATGCGATTCCAGCGCAGCGCAATTCATGGCCCAACGCATCAACGACAGTTCGACAAACTCGCACGGCCCGAACATTTGATGATCGCGCTCGAACACGCAGCCGAGCTTGCCGATCAAGGCCAGCCCTTTCGCCGCCCGGTTGGATTTCGGCACCTTGGACCAGATCGCTGTGCAGTCGGTCCGCGTGAACATCCAATCTTGGGCGGCTTTCATGCACGAAACCGGCTTGGTGCCGGAATTGGGCAGGAACAGCGAATGCACCTCATATTGGCCTGCTGACACCGGCGTCAGGACAAAGCCGCCTCGATCCCCGATAAGGACAAAATTCGTAGGATCGGCGGCCACTATGGACAGGTCGATTTCCTCATTCCCGCCAAGGAAAGGGCGAACCTCAGGGTCATTGGCCACGGCATTGAGGAAGGCGGCGTCAAATGTCCTGTGCATCACGGTGTCAGCGCCTTGTTGGTCCGCAGATCGTCAAGCAGCGCCTTCATGCGCCGGGAGAGTATCTGGACATGATCCGCAATGGCCTGAACCTCTGCCTGCGTCGGCGGATTGGTGATCGTCGGAGCGGTGTAGGTCGTGTAAGTCGTCCGTTCAGCGGTGCCGGACGGTGAAGCCCATTGCGCGCCCACGCTTTGCTGAACATAACGGGTATCAGCCGTGCCCCGATTCAATATATCGGTATCCGCCGAGGTGCCGATAGGCCGCTTCACGAAAGCTTCGGGGCCGGTCTGCTCAAGAACGCCGAGTGAATCGCTCAATCCCGAGAGCGCGGTAAGAATATCGCTCGAATCCTGCTTTCCGGCATCGAGGCTCAGGATATTCTCTTGAGCCTCTGCCATTGCTGCTTGCTGGGCTGCCAATTCGGCCTGTGTCTCGGTCAACTCCGCGATGATCTGGTTCTGCGTTTCCTCTTGCGCTTCGATCTTGGAAACGACCGACTGCCACCACTTTTGAAATCCAATCGTGGCGTATTGCGTCGCTGCTTCCACCAACGCAACCGAGCGAGGCAGGCGGGGGAGCCGGAATGCCATCAGCGGCCCCCATATCCCTCATTGACGTAAACGTCGCTGATCCTGAAATCGACTGGATCGGTGCAGCGGTATTCAGCGATGAAGCCCGGACGGGACGCCATCCCGCAAGAGCGCCACTGGACGTTTTCGCGGTATTTGCCCTGTTCCCCAAGGTCCCGCATCTTCGGAGTTCCCCAGGTAACAGCGCCATCGCGAGACAGGCGCATTTCAACCTGCGGATCGGCATAGGCCCCGGTCAGATAGGGCGTCTGCCCCGGACTAGTGCGAATGCCCACGTTCCCAAGAACTACCCCGCCCGTGTTGATCGGGAAACCGGCTCTAAACCGGCGCTCCAATTGCCCCCCTGTTGCCCCTTCGTCTGTGAAGTCCGTTCCCCATTCGAGCGTCTTGCCGTCGATAGCGGACCCGAACACCCCATCGGCCCAGCACCGGGCGATCCAATTGTCCTGCCCATAGGTCTGGAATTCGGACCACAGCCCGGAGCGGCGTGAATAAATCTGCGTCTCGCTATCCAAGCGCAGCGCCAGAAATTCGTTTCCTTCCAACACGAAACGGAACAGCCTGCATTCGGTCGATGCTTCGATCCGGGCCTGCAATCCCGTGTTGGAGATCACATTGTCTTCCGAGGATACGCAGACCTGATTTTCATGCGTCACCCATGCGAAACTGCCGCCGATATGGCAGCAAGCCCCGGTGTTCCGCACTCCCCGTTCAATCACCCTGCCTTCCAAGGGCTGGAACGGCAGGTCATTGTCTCCCGTGTTAGGCCAAAACTCGATTGTCCGCGCCCCGAACAGGATCACCGTATCGTCGATGAACAGTAGATCCCGCAGCTTGTCGGGCGAGCTTTCCGCCGTCGCGAAATTCAGCCCGCCAATGTCGGACGTGAGCGAATTGGACCAGTAGAAGGTTTGCGTGTCTTCCCGGATCGCAATGACGCGGGACGCCCCCGTAACCACTGCCGTCGTGTTGGCATTGTCAGGGAACGGGACCTTCCACAGCAGCGTGCCGTTGAACTGATACAGCCGATCTCCGGCAGTCAGGAACAGCTTGTCGGAAAATCCGCCCCACGACACCGGCCCATCGCCGGGCAAGGCACCAAACGACACCCCGGCGCTGTAGAATGCGCCATCCGAGACACCAAATAATTGCCCATCCAGAACGCCGTCATGGCGGAACAGCCCCTGGACTGGACCAGAGCCCAAAGTCGCGCCCCGATTATCAAGGCCCGGCCTCGATTGCAGGCAAATCCCCAACTCCTCGGTCGGGGCTTCATCCGCAAACATGTTGATGACGGGCAGCGCGGGAAGTCCGCCACGGCCTCGCTCATAGGAAGAGAGGCCGAACTGAACGCGCGGCATCAGAAATACTCAACCCCGCCGCGATCATCGGGAAGGTTCTTGTGCTTCACCAGTTGAAGCCCCCGGCGCGCATGCTCGATCTCCCGCGCGGATGGCTCGTATTCATAGATCGAAGCGCAATCGAGCAGCAGATTATAGCGCAGCGCGTTCACCGCGTAGTCGGGGCAGTAGATGATGGAATTGGCAGTCAGCGGGAACGGCGCACCGATGTCGGCCCCGCTCTCGCGCCACTCGGCTATGATCGCGGACAGGCGCAAGAGCCCATCGGCCAATTCGTCCGCATCCGCCTCTTCCCCGATGCCGATCACCTTGCGCAGCGCAAAATGCACGTAGTCGCGCGCCGTGTTCGCTATCTGCGAAGGACTGTTGACGACAGGGATATACAGCGTCTCGATCAGGGTTTGCCCCTGAGACGTGGTAATCGTGGCCGTGATGACCCCGGTGTTACTCGCGCTGCCGCCCGATATTTTCAGGACAAGCTCGTCCCCTTCGAGGGAATAGCTATCGACCGTAACCACCGATGCTGAAACCGACGCGCTACCCGCGCTATCATCGCCAACAGGCACGGACCAGCGGCGTTCGACGACCTCGGCAGGTGTCTTGGCCGCAAGGAAGGTGGACATCAGATACCTTCACCGGGCGTGAAGTAAATCCGGCCTGTGGAACCGGCTGCAATCGCCGCAATATACGGCGCAGCGCCGTAATCCGGGAGCGTGATGGCCTGCACCACCCCAGCGCCCACCGGCATTCCCGTGGATGCGGATGCAGTCACTCCACTGGGGCCGAAATTGATCCAGACAGTCTCGGTTCCATCATTGGTGACAAGCACCTGATGCTCGCCCGCAGGAAGGCCCAGGGCCACGTTCTGCGAACTGCTGGAAACGTTGATGTTGACCGTTGCAGCCGGGAGCGGTCGGAATGCTCGTGCCATGGCGAACCCCTGTAAAAAGCGGGGAGCCGAAGCCCCCCGCTCGTTCTCAGACACCCATCACAAATTCGACGACGACCCATACCTTGCCGGTGCCGCCCGCGTTCGCAGCAGCGTTGCAGACAAGCTGGATAGTCGTTTCATTCGTGAACTTCTTAGGGCCGGTCACGAACAGCTCACCCGCGAGCGGGAAGGTGTTGTTCGTGTCGCCGGTCCAGACCCCGAGATTACCGAACCCATCGGGATCGGCGTTCTCGACGCCATTGGCGGCCCAGCCAATATCGATGTCGAGCGCTTCCGTGCCCGTGTCGATATCGATGGCACGCAGATGACCACCAACAACGGTGGCCCCTGCGGGCAGCTTGACCAGCTCAACAATGTCGTTCTGGGCAAGCACGGTTGCGATATTGAAGATGCCGCAAACAGTCTGGACCTGAGTGGGCGGGCAAATGCCGGAGAAGACCCTGCCGGCCTTCACCTGATCGGATTGATAGGTTGCCATTGGTTATCCTCCTCAGGCGATTTCAGCCGCCGAACCCGTGTGGGTCGGAGAGCCAGTGGTTGCGAAGAAGCCGGTCACGACGCCATGATCCTTGAGATCGTCGGTATCGCCCGTGCCGGAGCCGAAGATGATCTTGCGGACGCCGTAGATGCCGTCGATTGCGACACCATACTTGTCCCCGTAATCGAACTCCTCGGTGACGGTCTTCCAGCGCCGCGCCCACGCAATCGCGAGAGCCTGCGCGCCGCAGAGATAGACGGGGGTGACTTCCGCCGTGCCGCTATCCCCGATGTTGGCATAGATCGGCATATCATCGACTTCCTTGATGATTGCCCCGTTCCAGAGAAGGTCCCCACCCTCAAACAGCTTCGACGCCTGCATTTCCACCACAGTGTTGGCGAGAATGTTGTCGTCGATACTGTCGCGAAGGTTCTTGAACGCGTTCGGGTTCGCGAACACCACGTAATAGCGGCGTCCATTACCCGGATCGCGCATCGGGCGAATCTTCGGATTGCAGGTCTTGGCCTTGAGGATCATCGCGTCCAGAGCCGTCACATTGAAGAGATCGGCCGAGACGTCGAGCTGTGCCAGGTCAGCGGACAAATCAGTCCCCGAACCCACGCCAGCGCCGAAAAGCACCCGATCCCGGTTATCCACCAGCCATGCATCCGCAATGGCCTGAGTGCGCGACAGGAACGGGGTGCCGTTCAGCGAACCGAGGGCCGAGATGACCAGATCGCGGGTATCTTCGATGGACCAGGTAAGCAGCGTTTCACGGCCTGCCTGGCGCAAGGAGATAGCCGATTTCTGCTCGCTCATCTCTGCGATGCGCACCGCATTGCGGCGCTTATCAACGTAGATGCGCATCGAGCGCGAGGCCATGTCTTCCTCATTGCCCTCAAGCACGGTGGTGCCGGTGGTCGCCTGATTGGTCAGACGGTTCACCAGAGCAATGGTGATGGAATCACCGGCCTTCTTGGTCAGGTCTTCCTTGACCTGAATTACGGCGTTTTCGTTGGTTCCCATGAGGGCCTTGAAACCGCCCTCCTGGATATATTGGGTGAAGAACTTGTCTTCCCACTGCTGGACGACCAAGCCGGTCGCCGGAGTAGTATCTGCCATGATGAAAAAATCCATCTTGCCCCCGCAAGCGGAGGACTGGGAAATCCGGCGTCATCGCGACGCGGGACCGTGAGGTTTCGTTAGCGAAGCAGTTCGTCGAGAGATGCAGGGCCGGTCCATGCCGGACCCGAACGGCTCCCCACATTGCGCTCCGTCGATAGGGATGGAGGAACTTGCCGCTGCGCAGGCACTTGCGCCTGAGCTTCATTCAGCAATTCCTCGCGAATCTTGGCCTTCAGCTCATCCAGATTGGTCGCGCCCAAATCCTGCATGGCCCGATGGTTCTTGGCGATCTGATACGCCTTGTTCCACGGATGAGGATCAGCCAAAGCCTGTTGTGCGATTGCCGGGTTCTGCTCGGCAAGGGCGATAAATTCCGCCTTCACCTCGTCAAAATCCGGGTTCGCCTGACGCACCAGCATCTCGGACATTTCCAGCTTCGAATTGAACGAAGCCTGCTGAACTGCCGTCGAAACGAGGTTCTGCCCGAAGTGCTGTTGCCAACCCTGCTCGTCTTCCCAAAGGGATGGCGGCGGGGCAGGTGGCTGTTGGGGTTGCTGGATTTGCCGATTGAGGGCTTCAATCTGCTCCCGAAGCTGCTTGTTCTCGTCCCGAACCGCCCGCAGCGGCTCGTAAACGTCCTTCGGTAGTCCTTCCTGCTTCGGCTCGGTCGGCGGCACCGGCTCCGCTGGTTCCGGCTCACTGGCCGGTTCCTGCGGTTCTTCAACGCCCGTCTTCGAAGCAAAACGCCCGTGCTCGTCGCGCGGCCGATCTACCTGGGGTTCGTCATTCAGCAGTTCGTCAAGGCTTTGTCCTTGTTCCATGTCACCCTCGAACGCCCGTAAGGTCGGCGGCACCATAAACGCCCGATGCCCGGCGGCGGCTTCCACGTCATCCCGACGTTGAAACTGTCAGTCTGCCAATTGCTCGACTGGAATACGGATGGCTGAAATCGACCCGTCGAACTCCCTCAGGAGAATGCCGACAGCCTGTCCGTCCTCGATTACCTGTGCCTGCTCGATACGCGGCCAAGCGGCCTGCGGCTCGTCGCTCACGCCGCGACTTGAGCCCCGGCCTGGATGGCTCCAACCATCGTATCGCTCTGCGTCTTCTCAGCCGTGGCGAGATTCTTCGCCGTTTCGGACTGCGTTTTCTCGACCTCGGCAATCGCTCCGGCCTTGGCGATCTCCTGGACTTCGAGAGCGGCCTGCTGCTGCTCAGGCGTTGGCCCCTGCTTGAGCATTTCCAGCAGCCTGTCCTTGTTCCGCAGCGAAGACGCCTCGATCAGGACATCAGGCGGGATCGGGAAGCCCGATTGCGCAAGCTTGGTCAATTCACTGAACTGCTCGGCGGCAATCGTCGGCGTATCGAAGCCCTCATCCACGATGATATCAACGTCCAGCTCGGCCACGTTGTTTTCAATCGCCACGATCTGCTGTGCGCGTGGATCGCTGGCCAGCAATTGAAGCTGCTGGATCACCTCTGGCGGTGCTTCGGCCATATTCTCCCGTGTCACGCCCATTTGCTGCGCCATCTGCTGCAAGGCGGTCACGGGCCGGTTGATGCCGACGAAACGGATATTGTTCTCGTTGTCCGTCACCCGCAGCCAGCGCGGGGCATCCCAATATTGCTGAATGCGGCTCCACACGGAGCGATAGACCGCCAGCGAGAGCACGCGGATGCAATCGAGGAACGTCGCGGATTCGACGATCCCGCCCTGCTGCTGAGCAATGATCGCCCTACCTGACAAATCCTGCTCGTTCTTGCCTGCCAGTGAGGCATTCGGGCCAGTGCGCTGGATATGCCCGCGAGCATCCTGCATCAGTTGGAGATTGCCCATCGCCATGTCATTGGTGGGAAGAATTTCCACATCGCCCGGTTCACCGATGAACACCCCATCGGGCCGCGCCAGTTCCTTGCGGACATCGGCAGGTTTGACCGCCACGTTCTGCGAAACACGTATCTGCCGCTGCGAAATCAGGTGCAAAGACTTGGAGCGCCGCTTGTTCACCTCGTCTTGCGGCGACACCATCGTGCGGACTTCGCCATAACGGTTGTTGTCGCGGTCGATGTAGAGACTGACCGCCTTGATCGGGCATTCAGGCTCCCCATCGTCGCCCATATACGGGCTGGCCTGAGGTTCCACGACAAAGCCCGCCTGCGTGAACATGGCGAATTTCCATTCGCCCTCGCTCCAGTAATGCTCGCAGATGCGGACACGCTTGCGCTTGTAGTCCGCCCAAAGGCCCCACTTCGGCTTGTCGTCGTAAGTCTGGCTGTCCCGCGCCTTGCGCCAGGTCGTTTCCAATGCTTCCTTGGCGTCGGGATACTTGCGGACCGCATCGTCCAAGTCCATCCAGATCACCACGCCCATGAACTTGGCGTCGCTGAAATCGAACTCCGACGAGGCGGGATCGTAATAGAACCTGTCCCATGCAATCCGGCGAATGTCGGGATCGATAAACTCAGGCGGAGAAAGCGCCGTCGAACCCATGAGCTTCGACTTGTTTCGGATCGCCTTGACACCAACCATGATCGCGCAGGTGCCCTCTATGGCCAATTCCTTCGCGGCCTGAGAGCGCTTGTCATCCCAACGGGAATCTTCACAGACATAGCGAATGGCGTCCGTTGCTGCCTGGGCCGCGTCCTCATCATCCGGTGTGCGTGGGAAAGCTTTCGGGTCCTTGCGCGACTGCTTCTCAAGCCCGAGCATGGTGTTGACCTTGGGCTTGATCTCATTGAACGTGACGACCGGCTGACCGCGCTTGCGTAGTTCCGACTCCTCATCAGCCGTGTGCTGCTTCTCGTCGTAATAATCGCGATCACGCTCCGACTTCTCGCGGGCGGGACGCGTCGTTTCCTCGGAATCCTCAAACTGGCGGACGAGCGTATAAAGCAACTCGTCGGAGGTCAGATCGTTTTCCAATTGATCCCATCCTCCCGATCCTGCAACGCCTTGTCCCAGCGGTCCCTTGGCTTTTCCTTCGGACGCTCAGCGACAATCGCCGGGTGCGCCTGATCGATCGCACGTCCAATCAGCGACGCCGTATCCACATCGTCGTCATGCTTGCCTGCCGGGAACACCAGAAACTCGGCTATGTCCGCTCCCGGCTCGAAATGAACCCGCCCCGTTGCCGCCATGGCCTGGAACGACCGTGCCCGTGTCGGTTTGTCCGCCACCGATGGCAACCATTCCAACCGGCAGAACACGTTGCGTTCACGCATCCGGCGCTTGAGCATCGGCTCAATGGCCTTCTGGATCACGCCACCCTCACCGAACCAGCAGAGCGGCTTGTATTTCGCAATCAGATCCAGCTTGCGCTCAATCCACTCGTCCGAAGCGGTCTGCCCGCGCCAGCCATCGACGCGATACACATCTCCGTTGCTGTCGATCCCCCACAAGCGATGGACTGTGTAGTCCCCGCCGCCGTCAGTCACCGCGTAATCACTGGTCCCGTAATACCGCAGCGACGGGAGCTTATCCCAGGTCTGGAACCACTCCCGCTTGAAGAACGTGCCCTCATCTGGTTGCGGCCTCTGTTGATACAGCGCTGACCATTCGCGCGGTCCGATGGTCGCCTTGATCCGCTCAAGGACAGGAACGTCATACCATTCCGGCCAGAGCGCTTTGCCATCTTCCAGCGCGGGAAGCTCCAACACTTCCCACTGGTCGCCTTCCTGTGCCAGCAACCGGCCAGCAAGATCGTCCTCATGCCAGCGAGTTTGTATCAGCACGATTGCGCCGCCCGGCATCAACCGCGTGAACAGCGTCGAGCGATACCAATCCCAAACGACTTCCCTACGCCGCTCGCTATCCGCTTCCTCACGATCCTTAAACGGATCGTCGATCAGGGCAATGTCAGCACCACGTCCAGTGACAGCCGTTCCAACACCCGCCGCAACGTAAGTCCCGCCGTGGTTGGTGTTCATCCGGTTCGCCGCCTGGCTATCAGGAGCAAGACTCACATTCGGGAACACCTGCCCAAATTCAGGCTCGGCCACGATGTTGCGCACATTGCGCCCAAAGTCCGAAGCAAGGTCGCTGTTATAGCTCGCGGCGATGATCTGCCGCCTCGGGTTCCTACCAAGGCACCATGCAGGAAATCGCTTCGAGGCCAATTCTGACTTACCGTGACGCGGCGGCATGAAGATCATCAGCCGGTCAATCTCGCCGCGCTCAACGGCTTCCAGCTTTCCAGCAATCAGTTCGTGGTGACGCGCCCGCTGGTAAAGCGGGTTCGTGTATTCAGTGAACCGAAGAAGCGACCGGCTCGCCAGCTTCGCCCTTACCTCGCTCAGCGATGGCAAGGATTGATTCAAGCTGCTCAAGCTCGGCAGTTCCGAGACTATCGAGGTCATACTTGTGCGTGACGGTGGATGTGGTGCTCACGGTCAGCTTGTCGCTGTAGCGCTGCGACCACTTGCCGATCAGGCGAATGCGCGTGTCGATGCGGATACGCTTCTCGGCCGCGTCGATTGTCGGGTCATCCGATATGTCGAGGCACTCGTCCGCCAGAGCATCGCAACCAAGTTCACGCGCCCGCGCGGAATGCGCAAAGGCCTCTTCGTCCTTGTTGAGCCAATAACGGACACTGGATTCATTCAGCCCCATTTCCCGGCAAGCAGCGCGAAGGCTTTTGCCCGACGCCATGAGATCACAGATGGCAGGAATATGATCCTTGATATCCATCTATCATCTCCATGCATGAATTCAGCCCCGGTCACTGACAGGTGCGCCTAAATGCTGCGCGTCGGATGTTCTTCAGGCCGGGAACAGGCAGGATGGGAGATGCCTGCCTAAGCTGACGAAGGGTTGCGCCGATCGAGAAGTGCCCGGTCCAAAACGCAACCCTTCCAGGCCCGATGCTTGGAGTGTTCTAGAACCACGCCGC